CTCCTCGTTCTGGACCCGGCTTTCCAGCGGGATTACGAGACGTGTGACGACCTTGGCGGCACTAAGAGCCGGGGCTCAGGTCCGGCCCGCAACTTCGCGTGGGCTCACGCCGAGGCCTCCGGCGCCGCCTTCCATTGGGTCATCGACGACAACATAAACAACTTCTATCGGCTGAACCGGAACACCAAGATCGCCTGCGGAGACGGGACGCCCCTGCGCGTCATGGAGGACTTCGTCCTGCGCTATCATAACGTCTCGATGGCCGGGCCTCAGTATGAAATGTTCGCCCCCCGCAAGTCCGGGAGACTCCCGCCCTTCAACGCCAACACCCGGCTGTTCTCCTGCAACCTGATCCGCACCGACGCCCCGTTCCGCTGGCGGGGGCGCTATAACGAAGACCTGGACCTGTCCCTGCGGATGCTGAAGGCCGGGTGGTGTACGATCCAGTTCAACGCCTTTCTTCAGGACAAGATCAGGACCCAGCACACCAAGGGCGGGAACACCGAGGAACTCTATGGCGAGGGGACGGAATCCAAGTCGGCCATGATCGTCCGCCTGCACCCGGACGTCGCCAAGCTGGCCTATCGGTTCAACCGCGCCCATCACGTTGTCGACTTCCGGCCCTTCAAGGCGAACAAGCTGATCCTGAAGCCGGATGTCCAGATCACCCCTGGCGTCAACGAATACGGCATGGCCGTGAAGACCCTCCCCGGCGCCCGCACAATCAACAGGAGGGTCTGATGCAGCCCCGGTTTCCCCTCTACATCGTCAGCAAGGGCCGCTCGGCCTATATGATAACCTCGAAGGTCCTGACCCGCATGGGCGTCCGGCACTTTGTCGTGGTCGAGCCAGAGCAGGCATCGGACTATAGCGCGGCCGTTGCGTCGATGGGCCTCCTGGCGGACGTGATCGAAATGGATATGGGCCTGAAGGCCTCGTACGAACTCTGCGACGACCTGGGCCTGACGAAGTCGACCGGCTCCGGCCCCGCCCGGAACTATGCCCGCGTCCACCCTGACGTCGCCACTGTCGCCATGCGCTGGGGACGGGTTCACCACCACGTCGATTACTCCGGCTTCAAGCGCCAGAAGCTGATCCTGAAGCCCGACGCCAAAATACCCCTACAGAATAACGAATATGGTATGAGGCTGGTAACATTACCGCCGAAGGGCGGGCTGGAGCCGATATGACCGACGAGCCTGAACCTTTGAGCCCCTCCCCTATAAAAGGGGCCGGTGGTCGGCCACCTCTCCTGAAGGCTGACGAAAAGACTTTGGCGCAGCTTGCGGGCCTCGGCTCGATCCAGGCGAGCGAGCGGGAGGTCCAGGCGGTGTTCCGCGTGAGCCAGCCGACCCTGACGAAGTTTTTCAAGGACAACCCGGCCGCCCGGGAGGCCTACGAGGACGGCAAGGGTCAGGGGAAGATGAGCCTGCGCCGTCGTCAGTGGGCGATGGCCGAGAAGAACGTCGCCATGCAAATCTGGCTCGGGAAGCAATGGCTGGGCCAATCCGACCGGCAGGCGCATGAACACACCGGCAAGGACGGACGGCCTATCGAGACCGTCGACCTGACCAAACTCTCGACCGAGGAACTCGACGCCTATGAACGCCTCTGCATCCGCCTCGGCGCCGAACCTGTTTCAACCGGGGACGCTGGCCGCGATCCGGGCGGAGAGGCTCCGGCGGGAGACGATCCAGAACCAGTCTGACCTCGTCGCCCGGTCCGAGGCGATCCGGTTCCGTTGCCAGACCCTATCGGGCTTCGTCCGCGAGGCCTGGTACGTCCTGGAGCCGAGCAACCCCCTGAAGTGGTCCTGGCACCTGGACGCCATGTGCGACCATCTTCAGGCCGTATCGGAGGGCCGCCTGTCGCCCTGGGGCATCATCAACGTCCCGCCCGGGTCGTCGAAGTCGATGATCGTCTCGGTGCTGTGGCAGGCCTGGGAGTGGGGGCCGTTCGGAAAGCGGTCGAGCCGATTCCTGACCTCATCCTTCGAACAGGAGAACGTGAAGCGGGACACGCGGAAGACCCGGGACCTGATCCGGTCGGAATGGTTTCGGACTCTCTGGCCCGAGGTCGTCATGGAACGCGCCGGGGAGACGTCGTTCGCGAACAGCGCGACCGGCACCCGGGAGGGCGTCCCCTTCGCCTCGATCACCGGCAAGCGGGGCGACCGCCTGATTATCGACGACCCCCACAGCCTGAAGGGAGCCGAATCCGAGGCCGAGCGGACCGAGGCCGTGCGTCTGTTCCTGGAGGGCGGCCTGAACCGCCTGAACGACCAGACGACGTCGGCCATCATCATCGTCATGCAGCGCCTGCACGAGAAGGACCTGACCGGCGCCCTGCTCGCCCACGACCTCGGGTTCTGGCACCTAATGATCCCTATGGAGGCCGAGCCCGGCCGGGCCGAGCCGACCCCCCTCGGCTGGGTCGACCCCCGGAAGAACGACGGCGAACTGATGGACCCGGTCAGGATGCCCCGGGAGGCGGTCGACAAGCTGAAAAACGTCTCGGCCTTCTCCTGGGCCGGTCAATATCAGCAGCGCCCGGTCCCGCGCGAAGGCGGCCTGTTCAAGCGGCACTGGTTCGACGGGAAGATCATCAAGGCGGCCCCGGCCGGGACTGTCTGGGTCCGGCATTGGGACCTCGCGGCGACCCGGAAGGCAACGGCCGCCCGCACGGCAGGCGTCAAGATGGGCCGCACCCCGGACGGGCGATACGTCGTCGGCCACGTCGTGAAGACCCAGGAGGAGGGGGCCGAGGTCCGCCGCCTTATCAGCGCGGTCGCGGCCATCGACGGGGTCGAGACGATGATCTCCCTCCCCCAGGACCCGGGCCAGGCGGGCAAGGTCCAGAAGCAGGACTTCGTCGCGGGCCTCGCCGGTTACAACGTCCGGGCCGAGCCCGAGACCGGGGACAAGGTCACCCGGGCCGAACCGTTCTCGGCGCAGTGTCAGGCAGGCAATGTCACCCTGATCGAGGGGGCCTGGATTAACGACTACCTCGACGAACTCTGCGTCTTCCCCTCCGGCACGTTCAAGGATCAGGTCGACGCCTCGTCCGGCGCATTCGGCCGCCTCGTGAAGCCGCAGGCGGCGGTCGCCCTGTTCGGGACCTACGGCAGCGCCACGCGATAGGTGACGAGAAGGGCGGCGCGGGTTACAACGGCGCCGCCGCTCGCCCGTGCTAGGAACGCCCCATGCCCACCGTCACCCCAGGCCCGAACCAACTCGCGGGCGATATTCAGGCCGCGAGGCCCTACCTCGACAAGGTGACGGCGGTCCTCGACGGGGCCGAGGCCATACGGAAGGCGGGTCAGGCCTATCTTCCGAAGATGGTCCAGGAGACCGACGTCGATTACAAATACCGGCTGAACAACGCGAAGTTCACGAACATCTTCCGCGACATCATCGAGAACCTCGCCAGCAAGCCCTTTGCCGAGGAGGTCCAGCTATCCGACGAGGGGGCGTCCGACCGAATCAAGGCCCTAGTCGAGGACATCGACGGGCGTGGGAACAACCTTCACGTCTTCGCGGCCTCGACGTTCTTCTCCGGCCTCGCGAACGCGGTTGACTGGATTCTGGTCGACTACACCCAGGCCGTTAACACGACCGGCCGGGTCCTGACGGCGGCCGAGGAGCAGGCGCAGGGTCTTCGCCCGTATTGGGTTCACGTCCCCCAGACCCGGATGATCGCGGCCTATTCCGGCACGGTCGGCGGAAAGGAGGTCCCGGTCCATATCCGGTTCCGCGAGGACGTCACGGTGAGGTCGGGATACGGCGAGGTCACGAAAGAGCGGGTCCGCATCTTCGACCGGGCACCGATCATGATGGGCAACCGGGTCGTCGGCTACTCACCCGCCACGTGGTCCCTGATGCAGAAGAAGGAAAACGCGGCGGGCCTCGGCCTCCCTGATTGGGAGCAGATCGGCGGCGGCGCTGTCGACATCGGCATCATCCCGATGGTCCCGTTCGTCACCGGGCGCCGCAAGGGCTCGGGATACCGCTTCCAGCCGATGCTGAACGACGCCCTCGACATCCAGATCGAGCACTATCAGCAGGAAACCGGCCTCAAGAGCATCAAGGAACTCACGGCGTATGCCATGCTCGCGGGCAACGGCGTCGCCCCGGCGATGGAGGGCGGCAAGGTCGCGCCGGTCCCGGTCGGCCCACGGTCGGTCCTGTATGCGCCCCCGTCCGGCGAAAGCGGGAACCACGGCGAGTGGGTCTGGATCGAGCCCTCGGCCGAAAATATCCGGTTCCTCGCCGAGGACGTGAAGAACACCGAGAAGCAGCTTCGAGAGATCGGCCGCCAGCCCCTGACCGCCGACAGCGGGAACCTGACCGTCATCACGACCGCCTTCGCCGCCCAGAAGGGGAACAGCGCGATTAAGGCCGCCGCCCTGAACCTGAAGGACG